TGGATGAAGTTGACTGGATGAAGTTCAATAAGATTAAAGAAAAACTTTATCAAAAGAATCTTTATGTCTATGACAAATCACCTATCACTATAGAAACTCTTATCAATAAAACAAAAGCAATACAAGCTGTTCAAGACATTGATCTTATAGTAATAGACTATCTACAGTTGCTCATGACTAGCAATAAAGCACCAAGCAATTCTGATAGTAGAACAGCATCAATGACTTACATTTCAAATCTTCTGAAGGGGCTGGCTAAAGATGTCGGTTGTCCATTAATCTCGTTGTCTCAATTGAATCGGGGTGTGGAAGCGAGAACGGACAAACGCCCAGTCCTTTCAGATCTTAGAGATAGTGGCTCTATCGAACAAGACGCAGACATGGTTATAATGTTATATAGAGAAGAGTATTACGATTCTCTAGACACAGGTTTAGCAGACGTGATTATTAGAAAGAACAGAATGGGCGAGACAGGTGAGTTTCAGTTAAGCTTCAATGGTGCTTCATCGAAGTTTATGGACCCTGAGCACGTGGCATTCGGGAAAAAAGAAGAGGAGGACTATGGACCAATCTGAAAATTTCCATCAACAGCTTAGAGATATTATTCCAAAGATATCTGAAGCTAGGATAAGTGTATTGAAATCAGAAGCTAACCTTAAGAGGGTTTTCTGGATTGAATTATGTAAAGCTAAAGAGGACGGAGAGCGTAGCTATAACGCTCAGAAATCTAAGGCTGAAGCATCAGACGAGTACAGCGAAGCTACTATGCAAGTCGCTGTGGCAAAAGCCAGCCTCGATGCACTGCAAACTGAGAAGTCAGCAGTTGATATGCAGTTCGAGGAATGGAGAACGAAGATGGCTAATCTAAGACAGGAGAGGAGTAGATATGGAGCTTGAATTATTTAGTGAATTTTGCAATAGAATGCATCAAAACTATTTATATCAAACTGTAAGAGAAACAAATTACAAAGATCTTGGCTTACCTTATAATGAGTACCTAGATCAAAATTTAAATTTCTTATACGAGCAATATGAAAGGCAGAAATCCGAACAAGCTAGAGAAGCAATGGATGGATTCGATATGCCAGCTAGGGTGTATAGTTTGTAGATTGCATTTGGATTGTGAGACTCCAGCTGAGGTGCACCACATAGATGGTAAAACCAAACCTGAAGCTCACTTAAAAACTATCCCTCTTTGTTTCCATCATCACAGAGAGGGAGTTAACAACGATACTTATGTATCACGACATCCTTATAAAGCTGAGTTTGTCAAAAGATATGGAACGGAAGAGGAACTGCTACAACGTGTGAAGGAGGTTTTAAATGCAGTATAAATTTAAAGAAGAAAAATATTTGAAAGAAGTTAAGAAATATATTGATGGCACTTATGGTCAGCACTATGTAACTAAAAATAACTTTCAAGCATTGGATGGGATTATGGAGTCAGGACATGGTGAAGGATTTATCTTTGGCAACTTACAAAAACTGCCTGCTCGATACGGGAAGAAAGAAGGAAGAAACAGAAAAGATATTTTAAAAATTATTCACTACGGAATACTAGCGTTGTATCATCACGATCACTATGGCGAAGAAGAGTAACACACAAATAAATCACGAATCAGTTTGTGGCGTAAGAGGTAAGAAGACTTCTATAGGCAGAAGGAACTTAGCCACTTCATCTATGAACAAAAACTATAAACGTAATTTCAAAAAATATAGAGGACAAGGATAATGGGTAAAGGATCAAGACAACGCCCAAGAGAAATTAGCGAAGCTGAATGGTTTGCTAATTGGGAACGGGTGTATGGAAAAAAGGATGAGAAAAAAGACAAGAAAAAAACTTGATAGAAGTTCATTAATAGAAAGCATTACAGATACACTGCTGGGCTTGACCATCAATTTCCCTCTAAGTTGGCTGGTGGTGTATCTTGTTTTGCTATTCACAGATAGTGCTTTTGTTATTACTGCATGGACCACAGGCGTTCTCACAGCCACTGCTATAATACGAAGGTATCTAACCAGAGTTTATTTTAAAAAGCATGAAACACGTTGATCGTTGGGGCGGTCTCGATTCACTTGCTTATGCCCATCAAATAAGCAAACTTAAATCCCACAAAGAAAGAATGGATTACATCTCTGATGTTGATGAAAAAGCACACGATTTGTTATACCTTTTATGTATGCAAATGGCTCTTCCTAAGACCATCGCTAGCTTGCCTACTCGGGAAGAAAGAAAGAAAGCTTGGGACGAATTACCAGAGCATACACGATCTTTGAAAGGCATGAAGAACATGGTGTATCATAGGGTCGTAAGATTATTTAGAAAATGAAAGGCGTAAACCACTACAAGAAAGACGGAACTCTCCACAGAGGTGGCACACATAAGATGCCTGATGGCTCTTTGCACTCTGGAACAAAACACAGCTCTAGTAGTGTTAGGCTCTTTCATTACGGAGAGTTATCTAATAAAGCAAAAATCAAAGCTAAAAAGTTTTGGAGGAAATAATGGGTAGTTACGGTAAAGGCTATGGTAGCAAAAAGAAAAAGTCCGGCAAAAAAAAGAAAAAGTAGAGTAAACGAAGCAGGCAACTACACTAAACCAGCAATGCGTAAAAGACTTTTCAATAAGATCTTGGCTGGTAGTAAAGGTGGTAGAGCTGGACAATGGTCAGCTCGCAAGGCTCAAATGCTAGCTAGAGAATATAAAGCAGCTGGCGGAGGCTATAGATAATGAATGAAGTAAAAGAATTTTTTAACAACTGGGGCAAAGCATTTGCTGTTTGCTACCCAATGATGGTACAAGGTGATCTAACAGCTTTAACTTTTGATCACTTCTGGAAAGCAAATGTCACAGGATTTTTAGCCGCTGTTATAGCAGCACTAAGCAGTTTTATTTGGTTTAGTAACCTATATAGATTTAAATGGTTTAATCCTATGGTTCTTGGATTGTCTGCTGTAGTTGCAGACTTGCTTTCACACCCATCTCATTTTGGTGGGTTTTTAGGTGAAGCTTTGGCTACTGGTTTAGGTACCTTTGTGCTTGCTTCCCTTTTCGTTTATAAACCTTGGAGTAAAAAATAATGTATTCATATGATGATTTAAAAAGATGGTTTCTAATGCTTTGTGGCTTTGTTTGGCAAGGTTGCAAATGGTGGTGGAAACAAATGGTATGGTGTTGTTCCGTTGTATGGGGTTGGATCAAGAATGGTTGTTCAGCTCTATGGAAATGGATTAAAGATCATTGCCATAAATAAAATTAATAAATAACTATAACTAATTTGTATAATGGCATTACGTAAATCGCAAATATCCCTTAAACTTTGGGGTAAACAACAATGGGGAACCAAATCAGGTAAACCATCAGTTCAAGGTAAAAATGCTACGGGAGAAAGATATCTTCCCAAGAAAGCGATTAATGCTCTTAGCCCTGCTGAGTACCGAGCCACTTCGGCAAAGAAAAGAAAAGGCATGAAGAAGGGTAAACAATACGTGCCTAATACAAAGAAAGCCCGTAAAGCAAGGAGAACATATGGCAAAAGCAAGTGATGCTAAAAGAGTTTCTGATGGTGTAATGTACCGAGGCAAAAAATACCCCGGTTTCAACAAGCCTAAAAAGTATTCTGGTTCTGGCAATTATAAAAAAACAGTACTGGCAAAAAAAGGTGATCAAATCAAAGTCGTTAATTACGGGCACAAATCTTACGGGCATAACTATTCTGATTCGGCTCGCAGGAGCTATCTTGCTCGATCAAGCGGTATTCGAAATAAATCTGGGCAACTTACGAAGAACGATAAATTCTCAGCCAACTATTGGGCACGTAAAGACTTATGGGCAGGTAAAGGCGGCAGTAAAAAATCACCACCAAAAAAATGAAAATCTTTCTTACAGAATTCACTAAAGAAGGACAGACATACAGCGGACCAAGAATCTTTGCCCCAACAATAGAAGAAGCAGACCTTGCGGCTGAAGAGTTGGGCGTTGAAGTTATAGGTGAATTAGAAGACGTTTTCGTTTATGATAACGATGAGAGAGTAACTATACACTGATGAATGTTATTGTACACGGAGGACCAACTTAAGACTGCTTATAGGAAATACATTAGCACCTTTAGGCTGACTCCAAAATTACCCATTCCCACCCTAGAAGAATTTAGACCCATGTATGAAGA